ATAGATGTACTTCTGCTTCTAGTAATGTTGGGTTGTATTCTTCCCAAAAATCAACAAATTTTAAAAACATTTGCCATACATTTGGGTCATACATTGGGTTACCTGATGGTGATAAGAAATTTAATTCTTTACCATTTAGGTAATCTTCGCACATTTCATGTACTTGAGTGCCTTCCTCTGCTGCTTTTCTAACAATATAGTCAGCAGAATATCCTACTTTTTTAAGCCAATCTTGAAAAAATTTACCTTTTGGGTAATAACTTAAAACATAGGTTATTGAGGGATAAAACTTACCATTTCTTCTATAATATCTAGAATCTGGTAATGTTATTTGTTTTGCGTCTTCAGATATTTCCAGTATCCTGTTTCGCTTTTTCATATTAATGAAAATTTCTTCTCCATTAAGTTATATTGATCTAATGGATCAGTGTTTTGAATTAGTTTAGTAAAATAAGAGAATCCCATTTCACTTGGATCTTTTCCTTCTAATTCAACAAGATATACTTCTTTACCTTGGTTTATAAAATATTCACAATGTTTAAGTGATTGTTTTAATGCGTCTGTATCTAAAGCTACATATATTTTTTTAACTGTAGATTCAACTATTCTTTTTAATAAGTTTGTTTGTATATTTTTACCTAATAAAGGTATAGCATTTCTTTTTATTGCAATAGCATCAAATGGTCCCTCACATAATATTAAAGGTGAATCCCAATTTATAAACAATTCAAAAGGTATTATATCTCTTGAACAATCAGGATTTCTATATTTAATATAAGCATCTTTTTCAAATGAACGTGATGTAAAATAATTTAATTTACCATTCTTATCATATGAAGGTATAATAATCATGTTTTTATACTTACCAAAATCACAATATCCTATATTATATTTTATAATATCATCTTCAGATACATTTCGATTATTTAAATATTTAAATGCTTTTTTAGCTATTAAGTCAGTATTATTTAATATTTTTTTGTATTCTTTAGGCAATGATACATCATTTGATATAATAACTTCCTCTATATTATCATTAGTTTTAACTAATTTAGATAATTCTATAAAACTATTTGATGGTGCTTTAATTTGTTTAAATAAAGCTTTTAAAGTTTTACCTTTTTTACCACATACCCAACAATGCCATGGATTATGTCCTTTTTTATTTTCAGTAAAATTAACTTCCAATTTAGGTTTATGATGATTACAAAACGGACAGTGATAAGCTTTGTTACCCCTTGACGTTCTTTTACCATTTCCTATAACTGTGTCTACTAAATTAACTAATAGCTCATTTATCATGATGTTTAATATAACATCATTTTATTGGGAAGCCAAATCTTTTGTATAAAACTTTCCTAATATATTGTCATTGAAATATTTATCAGGATGTTCTAAAACTTGATATACAAATTGAGTTTGTGTTTCGTAATAAGTAAGTAGTTTTTTGTTAGGAACTATTTTTAATATACACCTTTCAAAATTTTCTATTGGTTCTGATTTTATTAGTTCCAAAAGTAATTTATTAGAACCGTAATATGTTTTCCAATCTGATTCTTTGCTTACACGTTTATGAGTTGGTTTTCTACCTTTAACACCTTCATACATTGCTAGATCTTTTTTAGTTACTTTTACTTTACGATTATGTATAAGTACTTTTTTACCTATATAAGATTTTTCAGAAGGTAAGTGTGTGATTTTATAAATAAAACCAAATGTATTTTTTGGGAATTGAGAGAATTCAGTTATTTTCTCTCCATTATAAGTCCAATTCATAAATGAATTTTTTATTAAATATTAATAGTTTGTTTCCAAATACTAGTTACAAAAACATCAGTACTACTAACAAAGTTAACTGAAGAGGAAATAACCATTCTACATTTATCAGGGTAAGAAAATGAAACTTGGTTATTAAAATCACTAGCATTAAGAGTAAATGCAGTCTCATCATCTCCAGGTTCTGTTAAGCTAGTAATTGAAGAAGTTGCTAATGTAGTTATAGTGCCTGTTCCGTTTTCTTCTTTTACTAATTCAAATATAATATCTTGACCCCCACCTGTTACATTTTCATTACTAAATACTATTTTATGTAAAGACATTGAATAAGGAACTTGAAAAGCTGCTTTTGTTGATGTTGATGTTGCTTCTGTTGAATCAGACCAAGGAAGATAAAAACTTGGGGCAGCTGAGGCTCCAAAATTATGACAAAATGTTATATAATTTATAAATGTTTCTGTTGGTTCTAAATAAGCAATTGAACCTGATTGTACTGTCAATGAAATTGATTTTATACCACCAGCTACATCTAAAGTGTCTGTTGGAGAATTTGTTCCTATACCAAATTTCATATCTCCTGCCCCACTCTCATCAGCTATAAATCCTGAAGATGCACCACCACCAATACCTTTAATTTCGAGTTTTTGGCCTGCAAATGCTGATGCTGTTATGTAACCCTCTGTTGTAATACTACCACTATAAGCTGAGCCATTAGCTAAAGTAATGCTTCCTGTAAGAACTACATTAGTACCTCCTGGGATAGCATTATTTCCAATGCTTGGTACTGCTAAAGATATTCCTGTGCTTGCTTGTAATCTAATAGTACTATCACCATCAATAATAATTTGATCATCAGTTCCAGCTATAAATTGATCTTGGTTTATTCCAAATTTAATATATCCAAAACCACCATTACCTGTTAGAGTAAGATTATCAGGAAATACTGCTTTATTTGCATATACTGTGGCACTTGAACTTATATCACCTGATGATGTTATTGAAGATATACCAAAAATTCTATTAGAATTCATGTTGAATTCTTTATAAGATTTAATATAAGTAGATTCAATACCAAAAAGATTAGAACCAGCAAATGTTTCAAATGATAATCCATTATCAATATTCATATTTAATCCCCCTTGGGATTTAATTTCTGCTTTTTCTTTAGAATATAAACCAAGACCATCAAAACCATTTTCATATATAGTATTATGTGAAGCGGTAGCCCCTATTGTTATTGTTCCTGATGCTGATATTTCTCCATTTGCTTTAATATCAACAGAGCTTAAACCAAATTTAGCATTACCTGTAGTATTATCAATAAAAGCCATAGTAGTACCATCAGCTTTTTTAAAATTAGTAATTGCAGTTATTAAATCTAATTTTGTTGCTGCTTTTACATCTACAACAGAACCATGCACATTAATAGGAACCCCAGTATTACCTACAGTATTTCCTCCGCTTGATGAAGATACTTCAAAAGGAGTATAATAAACTTGACCTGAGGATGTATCAACAGTTAAGATGTGGGTTGCTGGGTCTAAAAGAGATGATGAGAGAAAAACTGTACTACTTGCGCTTATGATTGAGGCTGTTATACTAGTAAAAGGTTGGTTTATATTTCCTGCTTCTACATAAGATGCAGTATCAGCGTTTTCAGCATGACTTGATGAAACTTCTTTTTGGATTTCTATTGATGCTGATATAGCATAAGATGCTGAGAGTGCTTGTGTAGCATAAGAAGCTGAGGTTGCATAGGATGCTGATAATGCTTGTGTAGCATAAGATGATGATAATGTATATGATGATGTTAATTCATTTACAATACCTGGTGTTCCTGTTATAGAACCTGTTACTTCTAATGACCCTGATAAGTTAATATTATAAGCATCAGCTCCTGTGAATGCATCAATTGATTGAGTCACATGCCATGCTTCAATTGTTTCGGTTGTAGTAATTCCTGATTTTGATAAGTTTTTAGCCATGGATATAAATATTATTAAATAGGACCTCCATCAGTTATAACCCAATTATAAGTATTTTTTAATACTGCTCTTGAAGCTGATGCTGCATTTCCAAAAGTTCCTGTGTATTTTGAATTTCCAAAATTAATACTACCACTCCAAATTGGATTTTGATTTGCCCATGAAATTAATAAGGCATCATAGTTCGCTGTTGAGAATGTTGTTGTTGAAGCAAAATTATTATTAAATGATGCACTCTCTATATTCCAACTATCTAAACCATTACCGTCATATACATTCATAGCATTAAACATAGTTGATAGATTAGCACCATAATTGGCACTACTTGTAGTAGTGTTTGATACATCCCATGAATCCCAACTTTTACCATTTATAGATATACTTTGAGTAGCTAAATTTTGATTAAAAGTAGTGTTTCCTGAGAATAATGATTGAAAAGTACTACCTGATATTGTGTTCCAATTTCTTATAGATTTATTAAAAGCACTAGTATTACCTAACATTGAAGAAAAGTTTGTCACATTTTCTACATCCCAAGCTATATAAGTGTTACTTCCTACAGTTTGTAATGAAGAAGATATATCTTGGTTAAAGTTAAGAGATGAAAAAAACATACTGGCTAAAGTTGAAACATTGGAAGTATTCCAATTTCCTATAGGTTTGTTGAAAGAATCAGCGTTATAAAACATTGATTTCATACTTGTGACTCTTTGAGTATCCCAAGCTGTGTAAGTATCACTTCCTACTGTCACTACAGATGAACTTATATCTTGATTAAAATCCGGAGTGTTTTGGAACATTTCTAACATTGTTACATCACTGTTTGTATTAATTTTCCAATTTCCTATAGGTTGATTAAAGCTAGATATGTTAAACATATAACTAAAATTAGTAACATTGGAAACATCCCAAGCATTATATGTATCACTTCCCACAGTAACTTGAGATGAACTTATAGGTTGATTATATGTGGTGGTTCCAAACATTCTGGTTAATGATATTGCAGCTGATGTATTCCATTTAGAAATGTTTTGATTAAATGATGAATCCAAATAAAACATAAGACCAAAATTGGTAACATTAGAAACATCCCAAGCGTTGTAGGTATCACTTCCTACTGTAACTTGGGTAGTATTTATAGGTTGATTAAATGAGCTAGCTTCTCTAAACATCTCATACATTGTAGAACCTGATGTTGTATTCCAATTGTATATAGATTTATTAAAAGGAGTTTGTTTAAACATATAACTAAAATTGGTTACTTTTTTAGTATCCCACGCGTTATATGTGTCGCTTCCTACTGTGACTTGAGATGAACTTATATCTTGGTTAAAAGATGAGGCCCCATAAAACATATCTTGGAAGGTAATATTATCACTCGTGTTAAGTTTCCAATTTCCTATAGGTTGATTAAAATTTGTGGTAGATCTGAACATATTCTGAAAATCTGTTCCACTACTTACATCCCAGGCATTATATGTTCTACTTCCAACTGTAACTTGAGATGAACTTATAGGGTGGTTAAAATAAGGTGATGCTTGAAACATACTTCTAAACCTATATATATTACTAGTATCCCAATTTGAAATATCTGCATTAAAAGAACTGGTATTCATACCTTGTCTTCCTGCAAACATTAAATAAGCATCTGATATATTTCTTGTATCCCAAGCTGTATATGTACGTCCATGTTTTGTAAAAACAGATGAAGTCATATATGTTGATACCCCAGGAGTAGCTCCATTATTAAAATTACTTCCTGTATTATAACCTTGATAGAAAAGTTGATTTGTAGAACTTAAATTAATTGTATCCCAACTATTTATATTTTGGTTAAATAAAGGACAACCATAAAACATTCGATACATTGTAGTAACTTGGCCAGTATCCCAATCATTTAAAGGTTGGTTGAATTGTGAACTATTATGAAATGTTTCGGACATATCATTCACTAGACTTGTACTCCAATTATTTAAAGGTTGGTTGAAAGTTTTAGCATTATAAAAAGCAGATTTTAATGTTGTTAATTTACTAACATCCCAATTATTTATATTTTGGTTAAATGATTGACAGTTATAAAATATATTAGACATTATAGAACAAGACTCAGGTACCCAATTTCCAATATCCTGATTAAATGATGTTTGATTTGATAAAAAACCATTAAAAGTAGTCACTTTACTTACATTCCAATTGCTAATATCTTGATTAAAAGAACCTGTAGTTGATGTTGAATTTATATATCCCCCTAATGCAAGATCCATACTAGTAACATTAGAAACATCCCAAGCATTATAAGTTCTACCATTTTGAATCACTTCATGGGTGTTAATATTTTGATTAAAATCTCTACAGAATCTAAAGGTTTGGTCTAAAGTTGTAACTTTTGAGGTATCCCATGTTGAAATATCTATGTTAAAGTTTATATTATATCTAAAAAGATTTCTCATATCAGTACAACCTTCAACATTCCATATAGATAAAGAACCACTTACATCTTCAAAAGAACCAGTCTCAATACCACGAGCAAAACAGGAATTTAGAGAAAAACTTGAATCAAATATAGGAGCATCTTGAGCTTTTATTTTAAGATTCCTACCCCTATAAAAACCATAATCTAAGGTTGACATTATATGGTTGCCCCAGTTATTTATTTCTATTATTTTTTGTACTTCAAGGTAAACAGTACCAGTATGATGGTAAGGGCTTCCCCAATTTATAGTATTAGGTACAGTAATTTTATATACCCCCATTGAAGGGAAAGTAATAGTAGGACTAGTTCCATCAATAGAGGCATCCCAATTGTAAGTACCATTATTACTAGGATTTCCTATTTCTTCCCATGATATGCTTCCTGTTGTAGTTCCAGATGTATCTTGAGTGAAAAATTTAAATTCAGTATCAGAAGTAGTATTACCACTTTCAGTAATAGAAGTATCCACTGTGAAAACATAGTTTGGATCAATGGCTGTTTGTGATACGGTACCTATTCCGAACATATGCTTAAGTTTTTATAATGTTAAATCTCCAACTAAATGGAATGTTTGATCTGAGATGTATTTTAATGTTGATGCTGATCCTTGTGATGCTAATTTTTTATGGTTATTTTTAGATATTAAAGTTACACCAGTTCCAGGGATAAATTCAAAAGTATCTCCTGATGATGTTTGGAAGAAATTCCATTCCATAGCTGAGTTTAAATCATTACTTCCAGTTTGAACTGAAATTGCTAAGTTTCCACCTACTATATTATATTTTCCATTAAATGCTGCTGAAGAAGTAAAATTTGATGTGTGGGTTTCAATAGGACCTCCACCTTCTGCTATACTATAATTTGTTCCTCCTATACCTATAGTTGTTAAACCACCACCTCCAGATGAACCTGGGTTTGCTGTTACTGTTGTACCTCCACCTCCAGCAGATGCTATAGAAGCTGAAACATCTGTTATGCCTTGAATTGATAATGATCCAGATACGTCTAAGGATCCAGATACGTCTAAGGATCCAGTTATGTCTAAGGATCCTGTTATTTCAATTGGTTCTGAACCAAAATCATTAGGAATTACAATTTTTCTTTCAGCAGGAGTTATATTAGTTGCATCTCCAAGTGTTAAACACATTCCCCCTACAATAGATTGTGAAATGAAATATGTACCATATCCATCTCCTACAACAAAACCACCAGTATTATCATAATAAAATTGACTGTTGTTTGAAGTTTTAAACCCTCCAGCTCCATCACTTAATTGAACCATACCATTAGTACCTGCAGCACTGCCTCCTGAACTACCGTTTAAAGCATAAGATGCTGTTATAGCATATGAAGAGGTTAAGTTATTTATAATAGGTCCTGGTATTTCTATTGATGATGCAGATATATAACCTGATGCTGATATATTATATGATGCAGTTATGTTGGAATTAAAACGTTGAGGGGTTGAAATACCTCTACCATATTCTATACCTTCCCAATTAACATTATTTCCAACATATAAAATATTAGTTGCACTTCCCCTTCTTAAGGAACTAGTACCATGAATTTCTAAATCTGAGGTTTGGAGTTTTGAAGAAGATATTATAGAGGCTGTAATTGGGGTTGTTGTTATTGATCCTTGATTTGTGACAGCTTGTAATGTTGGGGTTAAACCACCACCACTAGAATATGATCCAGTTTTAAAAATTTGTCCATTAGAATCTATTGTTAACACATTAGTACCTGTATTATTTTGAGGAGGTTGGATTGATAAAGAACCTGATATATCTAATGAACCTGTTATTTTTGATGATCCTGATAATATTATATTATAGGCTTCAATTCCAGAAAAAGCATCTATAGATTGTGTAACATGCCATGCTTCAACTGTTTGATTTGTAGAAATTCCTGCTTTAGATAAATTTTTTGCCATGTTTATAAATATTATAAGTCTAGGTTAACTAATACTGTTGTATCAGTGGTATTAGAACTCTGTAAAGGTTGAGCTAATTTTCCTACTGCTACTAATTGATTAGCATTATTATATAAACCTACTGTGGTGATATAAGGTTCAAAATAAGAACCTGTTAGAAAATTATATACTATACCACTATTTAAACTACTAGATATAGCTGATGGGTTTTGTGTATAATTGTATTCGTTTGGATTAAAAGTACATTTATATTGTGATTCATATATTGTAGTAGTACTTTGAAAAGAACAAGTTACATTTGCTGATGTCATTACAACATCTAATTCATTGGCCCCAGCACTAGAATATACCCCAGTTCCATATATAGCTGATCCATAAACACTTCCAGTAATGGAAGTGCCAAAAGAAGTTAATACCATAATACCATGTTGGTATATTATATCTCCTACTTTATTTCCATCTTTAAATAAATTTCCATTTTCA